ATATAGTTTAGGTCGTCAACATTGATTGCTTTAACCCCTGCTTGAGCGGTTATTTCCATAAGCCCTTTGGTTTGGTTGGATAAGGTTTTAGTCCAGGTAACAAAGTCTTTGGCTGTTTCTAAGTCGCTGGAAGTTGAGATAAATCCGTTATCCTGAAATACCACTCCTGATAGTTTTTCATTTAAATACTCACTATAGGTCTTGCCTTCAATCCTTCCGTTTAAAACCTCGTCTAAATTTTCATTAAGAGTGATACCTATTTTATCGAGTAAGTTATGACCCATTCCCCTATATAGTAAAGTATCTTGTTTTAGAGGTTGCATTAGTGAATCCATTTTTTTAATATCTTGCTTGGTTTGGAGTGTGTCTTCGGGTAACCTTCCTGCTCTTAAATATTGATTGATAGGGAAGAAGTCAGTGTGCTGGTATTTGGCTAAACTTTGTATGGCCTCTTCTTGAATCGATTCGGTGGTGGAGATAGGAATTAAATCATACTCATAAAAATAAGGTAAATCAGGTGCAGTAAATCCTTCAGGCATAATGTAGGGCAATAGCACGCACCGACAGTTTATCCACTCGGATATATCTCCCGAAGTATCTAACGGATATTTCAACCCATTACTAAATTCATCTCCTACTCTAACTATCTGGCCTTCTAAATCGCTGTGTGAGTCTCTTACTAAGTCGTCTTCCATTGTAGACCATTGGTGATACTCAACCCCAAGTTCGATTTCTGAAGTATACATTCCTAAACTTTCAGCCCTGCCTAATTCGGTTCTGGCAATTCGTTCTAATTCATAAGTCTGCATATTGGTAAACACCTGTTCTAACCTTTGGCTGGCTTCTCTATAACCCAACCCTTCTTCGTAGCTTTGTTGGATGTTATTCATTATGTCTCCCGCTATTCTTTCAAGTGTTCGTTGTGAGGCGGTGAAATAATGTTCTCTTAGATTATCGGAAACCCACTGAGAATATTCTAATAATCCTTTTGAGTCAATGCGGGCTTTTTGCACTTTGTCCATTCCTCTGTTTAGGGCGTCTTTGGTGTTATCGATTAAGATTCGGGCAAATTCATCTTTGGCCTCAAGCAAAGGTTCGGTGATATGTTTTAATTCCAAAACATTAGAAGTTAGTTTAAACCTGTTCTTTATTTGTTTGATTTTTTTTCTTAGTAGAGTTAAGAGTTTACGCTGAAGTTTGATTTGTTCCGAGGTTGTTTTCAATACGCTTGATTGCTTTTTCAATCTCTCCAACCCTATTAGAGTTTCGATTATTTGATACATAGTTTATTAATCCTTCTATTAGTTTAGATTTAAATCCTTCTAACTCTCCTATAAATTGACCTTGAGGAATTAAGCCCATTGAGTCTATCGGATTTCCATTTATGTAGTGAAAGTCCATTGCAGGATTTTCCAGGTCTTTTTCTAACCCAAAGTAACTTCCGCAGTAATCTATGGCTTGGTTAGGTGTCATAACTCCCGCACCGATTAGTTTTAAACATCGGTCAACGTCTGCGTCTATTTCGGTTAAATCGATACTTTCTAATTCAAACCACCAGTCCGTTACCCCTAAAGTAGGCAATATGTCTAAGTTCATTATTTGATTGAAAGTATTCTGGCGAGGCTGGATTATGCTTGAGTAATAGATTACCGTGCTTTCCCTTCCTAAATTGCCCGCTAATTGTCCTGTTTCATATACCCCCATTCTATAAGGTGGGATACCATGTGCGGCGATTATCTCATCTCGATTATCACTTCTATAGAGTCGGAATGAGGCGTCTTTGATGTCCACACTTAATGGAGTTATCTTGAATTCTATTTTTGAGTCATCGGAAGAGGTTGGGATTGTTAATACCATTACGCTTTGAGGATTAGCGACTATTTCTCTGAATTTCTCCTCGATATCTTCCATTACTTTTGTCTTGCCTGTTTCTGGGTCTTGCTCGCCTGGGTCAAAATCTCCTATAATCGAAACCATATAAGCAGGCACTCCGTAGTTTTGAAAGAAACTTATATTGTAGTCTCTACGGGACACATCGCCAGTAATAGCCCCTATGGCAGGCAGGATGTCGGGTATACCATAATAGAAACTCCTTGGTGTATAGTTTACGCTCCACCTTACTTCGTTTCCTCTTGACTCACTGCTTAATGAACCAGCTTTGACAAATTCTCCTGTTTGGTGGCTGATGTCTTTCGGGTGGTTGAAGTTTCTAAACCAGGTTTTTTTGTTGTTGCGGTATTGACAAAACTTATCCCCTGATTGATGTATTCTTATGGTATGTGAGGGAATATGAGCTATTTGGTTTACTGCTCCGTCGAATGAATTGTATTCTCTGATGATTTCCATAGCAAAGTAACCTGTTGTTTCTTTGTCGAGCTGTAGGCGTTTAAAAGTCTCCTCGATAGGGACTTTTTGGTTCTCAATAAAGTTTTCTATTTTCTTACGCTGTTCAATCATTCCTCTTTCGTCCACTTGGGGTTTGGGGCTTAATCTCCAGCCATTACCCACCACATCTTCTGCTTTGGTTCGGCAAGCTCTCAAATGGTAGGTGTTTAATTCCATTAAGTTAGCTAAACTTAACGGGTCGTATAGGGTAGGGACTAATCCGTCTTTTGCATATAATTCCATAAATACATCTTTAGGTAGTTGTTTGCTTTCAGATGTTATATACCCCTCTAAAACATCTTTATGCACTACTTGGCCTCGGTTGGTTATAAAGGCATAAGGTTTCATTGTTATCACCTCCTTTAATATTATACATTAATTGAAATTTTTGGTCTATCTCTTTTGATACATTGCGGAATATATCCTACCGTATCTACCATATCATCATGTTCGCCTTCAGGGAATACGCATAATTCATCTTCGAAGTCATCTTTGTGAGGGAGTTTATCCCAGATAAATACTTTCCCTGTTTCAAATTTGGCACTCATCGAGTTAGCACGGGTAACCTTATCGGCTTGAGGGTTTAGTTTGCGTATAGACATATTAGGTATTGAGTTGAGTTCTTCCGCTAACACCACCTGATATTGTGTGCTTTCAATCGCCAACCAATTTAAAGGTAGGTTTAAGAAGTAATTTTTGGGTGTGAGTTCTTTTTGTTCCTGCCAGCTGTATCGTCCTCGTAGTAGGTTAAGTATATAAAAGTTGCCTTCTCGGTCTACCCCGAAGGTCAATATAACGAAATAATCGGCTGTTTCCTTTTTGGAAATAGCCAGGTCGCTGATTTGGTAGCATTGTAAATCACTTCTTGATATTCTTCTTCCGTCTTCTCTTATTAAGTAGTTGTCTTCTTTGGAAAAATACCTAAACCACTCTCTTCTGAAGATTGACCCTTGAAGCATTAAGGTGGTGTCGTTTTGATATTGGGAATTGAAGGCCACTGACCCCAAGTCTTGTTTTTGCTTAACTAAGAACTCTTTACTCCAGCGTTCTTCCCATAATGAAGTCCCGTCGTCTTGTAGGGCTTTATGGGTGTTTTGAGAAATATTATTATGTATGCCTTTTTTTAACAGTCTCCCGTATAGGTCGTTGTCGTGGTATCGGCTTCCATTATAATGAACATGCCCGCCTGGAAGTAGCATAGGCATTATGCTTGTGTTCACCCAATTCTCGAGGTCGTCTCGGCGGTGTTTGGTTTTAACGTTGGTGTAATCTACTAAGTCATCAATAAGTATATCGTTGAAGTGTGAGCCTGTCCCCTGGCCGTATCCTAATGCTGTTACTGAGGCGTTTTTGCTTATGATTGTTCGGCCTTTTATGTTGATTTCTTTGTTAGTCCATAACTCTCCAGGAGCTAAATGAGGGTAAAGTAATTTTATGAATTCGTTGGTTTCTAATTGTTTCTTAACTTCAGACATAAATTTAACCGCCTGGTCTGATGTATCCGATACTATTCCTAATTGTGCGTTAGGGTTTTGGCTCAAGATATATATGGTTCTTATCACTGCTCTCACTGTTGTTTTGGCAAATCCTCTTGGTCCTAAAACTAATTCGTCTTTGTTTAGCAGTCCCTGGTAAAACCACTGTTCGTGAAATTTTTTAAACTTTAAATTAGGGTAAAGAATTTCGGCTATAAAGAAAGGGTCTTTTTTAACTGCTTCCCGTATTATCCTTGGGCAATGTTTCAAGTCGTTCAATTGCTTTTTTTGTGAGGTCAATAATTTTGTCAACTTGTTCCTCTGATATTTCGGATTCTATTTTGCCTGAATGTTCTATATCCATTTTTTCTGTAGGATACGCCCCTACTAATTTGGCTTCGTCTTTGTCTACCTCTAATACTCCCCTATAGTCCCCTTTAGCCATTAGCCTGTCTCTTAGATATCTTCTTTTTGCTAAATGGTAGCCCATACCCCAATTCTTTACATTTAGATAATATTCTTGCCAATTCTTTTCCGCAGCTTTTATATATAAATAAGCCTGCCGTTCTTTTATACCCCAGTTTTCTGTAATATATTGTAATATAATTTTTTTGGGTTTTTGCATTAAAAGTAAACTAACTTGGTATATTCTTTCTTCTTTTGTTTTGTTGTCTACTTTGGTTTTAGACATTAGTAATACCTTTTCCCATGCCAATTATTTAGTTTAATACTGTAATCGAAATCTCCATTAGTTTCTTTCTCTAGCCCATTCTTATAAAAAACATCAATCATTGAACCATAAGTTTCGTATTTTAAGTTTTGCAATTTGAGGACTTTTTCTACTTTTGTTTCATCAACCCGTTGCAATAAGGTATGGATAGCATTATTCTTCCAAGATAATGAGCCATCATTAAATATTACCACCCTCCCATTATGAAGCTTCCATAGTCGCCTTATTTTTTGTAAGTTCAATGGAATTAATTTTGATAGGTTATACTTGTAAAGTGGCGTCCCTACTGACGGGTCGAAATAATTCACGATAAAATTCAATCTAGGTGAAGAGTCAAAATCTTTTGGTAAAATATTAACAAAATTTTCCCACTGTTCTTGAGTATCAAGCCCTGCGATAAGAAATATATTACATCTTTTTTTATAGTGTTTAGTCAAGTTTATAAACTGCCTTATATCTTCATCTCTTATCATGCCCTTTCCTAACACCTCTCTCGTTTTTTTAACAACAGACTCTAAACCTACTCTTATCAACCTTTTGTTATCATATTTTTTATGGTCTTGTAAATACCCTTTAATAGTTACGTCCACCACATTTAATTTGCCATAATCTCTGCCATAATTATTCCCGATGCAATAAAACTGTTTTATATTTTTAGAAGTCTCTGCCCTTTTTAATATTCTTTTGAGCCGAGTTTCAAGTGGATTCACTTGGTGTTTATTTAACCAACTTGTTAAACAAAACCTACATTTATTTCTACACCCAACAGACTCCAAATAGCTATAACTGTATTTGCTTATTTGAACAATAGGCACAATCTTCCAATCTATGTAGTGGGAGTAAACTCCCTCCCTTTTGTCTTTTGACACAATATATGGCAAAGTCGGTATATCACTTACTTTTTTTGCGTCTCGGAAAATCTCGAACCCTTGTCCCAAATTTACATAATCGGCATACGCTAACAATGAGGCAGGAGCATTAGAAGCATGCCCCCCCAATTATAATTTTATCTTTATATTTTCGCCTTGCTGTTCTTAGTTTTTTTATTTCGTAATGGCTTGTTAGGCTTACCC